GTCAAGTTCACAACGGTATCTCGATGCGTATAGTACGTCAGTACGACATCAACAATGACCGTTTACCTTGCCGTATTGACGTTCTATACGGATTCAGCGCAATCCGACCACAAATGGCTTGCCGTCTGTGGGGTTAAACCTAATTGCTCCCGTATAAACGGGGGCTTTTTTAATATTTAAGGAGAATTATTATGGCATTACCTAATGGTGCAGGTGGTTATCAGCTAGGCGACGGTAACTTAACAGAAATTAACATGAGTACGCAAGTAGCCCCAACAGCTAAAGCAGCAGCAGCAACTTTAACAGCCGCTGAATTAGCAACGGGGATTATTACTTTTGATGGAGCTGCGGGTGCGTTAACAGTACCTACAGGCGCTGCATTAGACGCTGCTTTTCCAAGTATGAAAGTTAATAGCTCTTTTGAGTTTAATATTATTAACTTAGACTCAACCGATGCTGCAACAGTAACCGCTAACACAGGTTGTACGTTAGTTGGTGTAGCTGCTGTTGCGGCTGTTACAGCTTGTACTTGGCGTGTTCGTAGGACGGGCGACGCAACGTATGTATTCTATCGCGTAGCTGGTTAATATTAATCCCCCGCTTCGGCGGGGATTTTAAAAGGAAAAATTATGCCTAATACCAAACCTGTTGGCGTTGCGTATTCTGATCCAGAGCTTGTTGCTGGAACTACGATTACGGGCGCTACTATAACAGGGTCTACTTCAACAAGTGCTACAGTTAGCGGCACATTTACTTCGACAGCTACAACTGGCGCAGTAATTGCAAATGCTACTGCTGGACTGTATTTTTTAACTACCGCTATTACGGCTAACACTACTGTAACAACTGTTCCTGCTGGTTCCCTTGCTACTACAAGCAATGCTACTGGATTAGGTAAGTTGTTTATTTCTGATGGTGCTAAATGGCAGTTTCCTGTTGTAGCTTAATAAATTAGGGGGCAGTACGCCCCCTACCGAATACAAATATGACTATATATCTAAGACATCCTGATCATGGTAGTAAAGTTGCTACGATGGAACAAGAAGCAGAATTTGATGAACAAAACGGCTGGGTGCGTTATACTAACGATACGCCATCCGAAGAAGAAATGATTGCGGCTCCAGTCAATACGTTGGAAGTAAAAAGACGTCGTAAAACTATCGAGTAAAGGGTGAGTTATGGCAATTTTACCGCCAACGATCAAATTAATGGGGCGCTACGTCTATTAGGAGTATTGGCCGAAGGTGAAACGCCATCTGCCGCCACATCGCAAGATGCCTTAGCTGCATTAAATCAAATGATTGATTCATGGAATACTGAGCGTCTAGCAGTATTTTCTACGCAAGACCAAGTATTTAATTGGCCACCTAATGTATTAAGTAGAACGCTAGGGCCTACAGGCGACTTCGTAGGTAATCGACCTGTCCTATTAGACGATTCTACTTACTTTATTGACCCTGCCAATGGTATCTCGTTTGGTATTAAGATGATTAATCAACAGCAATACAATGGTATTGCGGTTAAAACAGTCACTAGCACATACCCGCAAGTCATATTTACCAATATGACGTACCCTAATATTGAGATGTACATATACCCTAAACCAACTAAAGTGTTGCAATGGCATTTTATTTCGGTTCAGGAGTTAACACAGCCAGCTACGCTTGCAACTAATATATTGTTCCCACCAGGCTATCTAAGAGCCTTTAGGTATAACTTAGCTTGTGAATTTGCTGCCGAGTTTGGCGTTGAGCCAAGCCCACAAGTGTCACGGATTGCAATGGCTTCTAAACGCAACATAAAACGTATTAACAACCCAGATGATATTATGTCATTACCGTACAGTATCGTTGGCACGCGCCAACGCTACAATATATTTGCAGGGAACTACTAAGGATAAATTATGGCTACTATTGCTATTTCAGCTTTACCCGTTGCAACTACGCAAGCTAGCGCTGACGTGTTGCCAATTGTGCAAGCGTCTACTAGCACAACCAAACAACTGTCTGTAGCTAATTTGTTTACAAACTCTACGCTTGTAGCACCTGCACTTGGCACCGTAGCGTCAGGCAATATTTCTGCGTGTACATCAACAAGCATGGTAATGGTTACTCCAGTATTGGGTACGCCAACATCAGGCAATATATCTAATTGCACAGGTAGCCCAACATTAACTAGCTTAACTGCTTCTGGCACAATTGTTTCAACTGGCACAGCAGGTGTAGGTTACGCAACTGGTGCTGGTGGTACTGTTACACAAGCAACTAGCCGAACTACAAGCGTAACGCTTAACAAAACAACGGGTTCAATTACGTTATACAGCGCGGCAGGAACTACGGCAGCCACAACTTTTACCGTAACAAATAGTACCGTAGCTGCAACTGACGTAATTATTCTTAACCAAAAATCAGGTACTGATTTATATGATTTAATGGTAACTGCGGTTGCTGCGGGTAGTTTTAATATTACTTTTAGAACTACAGGCGGATCAACTACAGAAACGCCTGTGTTTAATTTTGCAGTAATCAAGGGTGTAGCTGCATAAACAATGAAAACCCCGATTTTAGGTCAATCGTATGTTGCACGTAGCGTCAATGCGGCGGATGCCCGTATGGTTAATCTTTTTCCTGAAGTTGTAACAGAAGGAGAAGAAACAGGGTTTTTACAGCGCGCGCCTGGGTTAAAGTTTTTACAAAACATAGGTACTGGCCCTATCCGCGCATTATGGGCGCATCAAACAAACGGTTCAGACTTCTATGTAGTGTCGGGGCAAGGATTCTATAAGCTAACAGGCACTACAGCTACACCTACGCTTTTAGGTACGGTATCAGGTACAGGCCCCGTATCTATTGCTGATAATGGTATACAGATATTCTTAGCGTGTAATCCCGAAGGTTTTATCTATAACGAAGTAACAAACGTGTTTGCTAAGATTACTGATCCTGATTTTGCGGGTGCAGTAACCGTATCGTATTTAGACGGCTATTTTGTCTTTAACGAACCTAACAGTCAAAAGATATGGGTTTCTCAGTTGTTAGACGGTACATCCGTTGACCCGCTAGACTTTGCTAGTGCTGAAGGTTCACCAGACGGCGTAGTTGCTCTCATATCCGATCACCGCGAGTTATGGGTGTTTGGTACTGACTCAGTAGAAGTTTGGTACGACTCAGGCGCTGCCGACTTTCCTTTGACACGTATTCAAGGCGCTTTTAATGAGATAGGTTGCGTTGCAGCATTTTCAGTTGCTAAGTTAGATAACGGTTTATTTTGGTTAGGCACAGACGCCCGTGGTCAGGGTATTGTCTACCGTGCTAACGGCTACACAGGTGTTCGGGTTTCTACTCATGCAATTGAATGGCAAATTCAACAGTATGGCAATATATCCGATGCGGTGGCTTATACATATCAGCAAGACGGCCATGCGTTTTATGTGATTAGTTTTCCAACTGGTAACGCTACATGGGTTTATGACGTAGCTACGCAAGCATGGCACGAACGCGCAGGTTTTATTGACGGCAATTTTACAAGACATCGTAGCAATAACCAATGTAATTTTGGCGGTACAATTATTGTCGGTGATTACGAAAACGGCAATATCTATCAGCTTGACTTAAATACTTACGCAGATAGCGGACAACCACAAAAGTGGTTACGCTCATGGCGTGCATTAATGCCAGGACAAAATAACTTTAAACGTACCGCCCAACATACTTTACAGCTCAATGCCGAAACAGGCGTAGGGTTAGAACTATATCCTACGTATGAAGCTGAAGATTTAATAACAGAAGATGGCAAAGAGATTGTTGCTGAATATGTACAAACTATTTTAGCTACGCAAGCGGGGTTAGAATTAACTACTGAATCAAATGACGGGTTTGAACTTATAGGTACTAACACAAGCCTTAATGACATTAACGGCTATATTTTAGAAACTATTGGCTATCCAGCCGCGCCTGGTTATAACCCTCAAGCTATGTTGCGTTGGTCGGACGATGCTGGTCATACATGGTCAAATGAACATTGGTCATCAATGGGTAAGATTGGTCAATATGGATTCCGTACTTTTTGGCGTCGGCTTGGCATGACACAGAAGTTACGAGATCGTGTCTATGAAGTGTCAGGCACCGATCCAGTAAAGATAGCCATTACCAACGCTGAAATATTGCTGTCACCAACTAATGCCTGATCCAATTAACATTACGCAGATTCCTGCGCCTAGAGTTGAGTTAATAGATCCACGTACAGGTTTAATGTCACGGGAGTGGTTTAGGTTCTTTAACAATCTCTACTCGATTGTAGGCGCTAATTTAGGCATTGTTCAGATACCTAATGGCGGTACAGGGCTAAGTAGCTACCCTTTAAATGGGCAATTGTTAATTGGTAATACCGCAGGCCAAAAGTATGATTTAAGAACTTTAACTGCTGGCACGGGTATAACCATTACCAACGGCGCAGGAACTATTAGTATTGCTAACACGGGCGTATTATCGTTTAGCGGTGGTTCTACAGGCTTAACACCTGCTACGGCTACTACAGGTGCCGTAACGCTTGCTGGCACCCTAGACGTAGATAACGGTGGTACAGGACAAACAACATACACCAATGGTCAACTATTAATTGGTAACACAACGGGGAATACCCTAACTAAAGCTACATTAACGGCTGGCACAGGAATAGCCATTACTAATGGTACAGGTTCAATTAGCGTAGCTACTAATGGCACCGTAACAACAAACGCACCAGTTACCAAAACGGCTGATTTTAGTGTAGCATCTACAGATACATGGTTAATAAACAATAAGACAGGCTCTACTTGCACGGTTACGCTACCGTCGCCATCGGCCAACACAGGGCGGGTTTTATATTTTATTAACTATCAGAATCAATCATTAGTGTCAGCGTCTAGTAATGTTGTGTCAAGATCAGGTGGAGCTGCGGGTACAGCCATACTAGATAACGTAGCAGGTAATTGGGCAACCATTGTGTCAGATGGCACAAGCTGGGTAACAACGCAAGCAGCAACGTACAACAACTTATTGCTAGAATAATATGCAAATTGAGATGAACGTCACTTACGGACAAGGGTTTTTACCTAAGAAAGCAGAACATAGTGATTTTGACGCTTTTTTAAAAGAAAGTAATCTTTTAGCCGAAACTGTACGGTTTATATCAGATAACGACGCGGATCTGATTATGTTGGATAATCTGTATGTTAAAGTTAAAAAGTCATTAATTGAAGGTAAAGGTTTGTTTTTAACTCAACCTGTTAAAGCAGGCGAGATTATTTGCCCCGCTAGAATAGACAATCATCGTACACAAGCAGGGCGATTTACAAATCATTCAAGTAATCCTAACGCTAAAATGGTTTTGCTAGAAAATGGCGATATGGACTTAGTCGCTTTAGTTGATATGGATAGCGGTGAACTTACAATTGACTATAGACAGGCGTTAGCGCTGTCAAATTTAAAATTTAAAGATGGTAAGCTAGCTTTTCCTATGCGGGAAAAAGTTAAAGCATTAGAAGCAGAAATTGAACAATTACCCCAAGTTGACTGCCCTATTCGCAATATATTTGCGCCTGGCATTTACGCTAGGGAAATGACTATTTTTAAAGACACTATTTTAACTGGCGC